CCTTGAGTCCCGACCTGCAAAAAATAGTTTCGGTTGAATTTTTGCATTACGGCGCCGTTACTCCCGAGACTAAGTGGGTTTGATACGCGACAACTTCCGCAGCACTCAAGATGTAGAGTTGAGCCGCGCCGCTTGAAAAGTCTTGTTGTTGTGTCGGCTCACGGTTTCCACTCACGAAACACGCAAGACCAAACGGCAATTGGTTTCTCCATTGATGCAAAAGGTTTGGGTTCGTCGTGATTTGGATGCCGGTCAACGTGAACGTGCCATAGGTCAACGACACAATGAACCACGCATATTGTTGCGGGTAATACGAGATTGTGAGGTTCGTTTGTTGACCATTCGGCAAAATCAACGTTTGCGCTTGGCTCGGATTGCTTGTGATGTTTTGAATCAAGTACATCTTACAACCCGCTCGAAGTCAGTTGCGAGGACAAGCTTTGCGCCGAAACCGGCGTTGATGTCCCCAAGTTTTGAGTCGTGGCCGCTTGTTGGGCCGCACGCCCCTGCAAGTTTGACCCGACGGTTCCGTTTGTTGATTGCGTCGAGGCAATCCGAATTTGTTTGAAAGCCATTTCAAAATCAGTGATGTAAAGTTGATCGGCCTCTTGAATTGGGCGCATCGACAAAATTGCCATGTTCTGGAAAACCGCCCACGGCGTTTGAACCGTGAAGAGGGTTCGCGTTTGCCAATAGCCGTAAAGCTGTTGGAATGCGATTTGTTGCTTGTTTTGATTTTTCGCAACTTGCACGGGCACGTTGAAGTTGCCCGAAATTACCGACTCGCCGCTTGTTTGCCCATTGATCGACGACCAAGCGGAAACAGCCGAGCTAACCGCATTTTGCCCAACTTGATAGAGCTGAAAGGCCGTGTTGTACGCGATCAAAGCCGAAGTCGAAAGCGCGGGCGTGTACGCGCCCACAATGGTGAGTTTGTTTGCAATGGCCTTGACCGCCGCAAGCGCGGGCGGCGCGATGTTGTTCAACTCACCAATGAACCCGTGCGTGCGAATGACGGGCGGCTTGAGCGCGATTTGATCTTGCAAAGCCGTGTTGTCTTCAATGTAGTGGTCCGTGATGTCGCTTTGCAAATCGACCGACTGTTCGCCCTCGTAATGAAAGAGAAAAGACGGCGGCGGCTGCGAGTTGTTCGGCGTGCCGTCCGAATTCGGCGGGTTTTGCGGTTGATAGCCGACCGTTTGTGAGGGACTCACCAAAATCAAATTCGACAGCGCCGTCGCTGTCGTTGTGATCGGTGTTAGGGACGATAAAGACAAAGCCATTTAAGACCCCTGTCTTTGCGCCGACCGTTGACGGTAAGCGTGAGAAACCGCATGCTTGTGCGTGTCTTTCACGGCCTTCGTGTCTTTGGCGTCGCCAATGTGAGTGATTGTTTGATTGATTGTCGTGTTGCTCGCGCCTTGGCCCTGCGGTCCCGACGGCATTTTCGGATGCGGGTTGAGCCAAGACGGCGTGCTTTCAAATTCTTTCGTGCGTTCTTGAATCGACTTTTGCATGTTCTCTTGCTCTTCGATTTGCATGCCTTTGTACGCGTCATAGGCTTCGCTTGCGCCGCCTTTCAGCTTGTCCCACATGCCGTGCATGACGCCTTTTTTGTCAGCGTTCACGTCTTTGACTGCGCCCGTGAGGCCATTGAAAATCATGGTCCAACCGTCGAACACTTTCGCGATGCCTTTGAAAAATTGCAGTTTCTCAGCCAAGACCACAAACGCACTCGCGAGTTTCTCAACCGCGTTCACAATCGTCGTGATTTCTTTCACGAGCTGTTGCCCGTGTTTCGCGTTGAAGTGACCGAAAGCCATTTCGATTTTGTTGCCGAGATTCGCCCAAGCGATGTTTGATTTGTCGAGTGAGCCGACTTCTTTGTCGGAATAGGTCGGGGCTTTCGCGAACATTTCGGGCGTGAAAGCGTTTCGGCGCATGGCCGCGATCATGCCCTCGGAAAGTCCAAAGCTCTTTCCGACCATGTTGCCCATTTCGGGCGCCATTTTTTGCATGCCCTTTTGGAGCTGCGTGAGCATGTAAAACGTGTCCCGGTATTTGGTGGGGTCAAGACCGCCGACGGACTTCGACAAGAGTGCGATGCCCTCGGGGGCGCCTTTGCCCAAGAGCATGTTGGCCATGCCCGCTTGAACGCTCTTCACGCCTGCGGTCATTTCTTCGGCACCGACGCCCGCTTGGCGAGCGGCGAATTGCCATTTTTGCAGGTCTTGAGCTGACTTTCCAGTGAACGCCGAGAAGTTGGTCAAGGCCGTGCCGGTCGCGCCTGAAATGGCCATCATTCGCTCAAGGCCGTACATCATGCCCACGATTCCGGCTTTGGCTTCAATGGACATGTCTTTGACTTCGCCGAGCCCTTTTTTCATGGACCCGAGGGCGCCGACAGTTTTTTCAGCCCCCTTGACACCTAGATTTACAAACAACTCAGCTATGTTCACTGTTCAACTCCCAATATGTCCGCTCGTAGTCCCCCTCGAATTGCTCATATGCGAGCATTTGTAGAACCGTGCGAGCGTCAAATTCGCGGACTTCGGCAAACGAACCGTAACCCGCTTTGACAAGTCGAATGTGAATCAACAAAACATCGTCTTCGGCCTCTATGACAGGACGGTGTCCGCTTTCTCGCCGAGCGTTTTGAACGCGGCATAGAGGCCTTTCGAGAAAGGGGCGATGACTTCCGCCATCGTCGCGGTGCAAACCTCGATGTAGTCTTCGCGCGCGTCCATGGGCTCAAACGTGTCTTTGTCGATTTTCAATTCGACGCCTTGCTTGTTGCAATACAAACACTTTTTGAAACAAACCCACAACTGCGCTTCGACGGCCTTGCTTCCAAAGCCCGCACAAAATGCGTCTTTGAGAACGTTGGCCAATTCGTCGCGCGTGTTGAGTTTGATGTTTTTCAGCTCGCCGAGCAAGAGTTGGTAAAGACCTCTTGCGTCCTCGAACGGAATCACACCGACTTTCAAAATGCTTCCACTTGCAAGCGTGATTTCTTTCATTAGGTTATGACCCTAACCGCACTTGCGAATTTGATTTGGTAAATCGCGACCGACTGTTCGGTTTCGCCTTCCACGTTCGATTTGCCCTCGGGAATCTTTTGAAAAATACCCGCCGCGCAAATGTACGTGTCCGACGTGATGTTACCCGCACCGTCACCAAGTTTCTTGATGAAAGTGCCCGTGAGCAAGACCGTGCCCGCGAAGTTGTTATTTTGTTGAATGAGCAAGTTGTTCAAAAACTTGTCGTCATTCCCGCCGCGAATGATTCGCAATTTACATTCGGCCTGAACGCCCGAGGCGTTGAGGCCGAAAAGTGCATTGCTATTCTTTCCGGTCTTTACCTGCGCGATGTCGTTCGGAAAGGTCATTTCAACAACGGCACCGTCGGCGAAATCGCTCAACGGTTGATTGTTGATTGTGACCGTGTCCGAACCTGTAAGTGCTATTTTGGCCATAAGTCAGTTTCCTTTCGTTTACGCGTTCACGTACACAATGACGGACGATTGATGAATTGCACCGGCCTGTTTCGCGGCTATCTGCACAAGCGGAGCTTGCCGAGCCGCACGCGCGGCGGTCGATTGGGTCGCAATCGGCGAGCTGTAAATGTAGTAACCCCGGCCAACGATGTTGTTGAGAAAGTCTTGTTGAACCCCGAAGGTCGTTGAGCTTGTCCAACTTCCCGGCGCGAGGTATTGGTTCGACACGGCTTGTTCACACACTTTTCGATAGGCACTTTTGAGCCCGTCCATTCCGGCCTCGGTTTGCGGAATCTTGGTGTTACTTTGCGCGAGATAGTTGAAGCCCGCGACTTGAAGAGCCGTCACGAACCAACCGAGGTTGTAAACTTGGTCATAGAAATTGTTTAGGCCCGAGCAAAAGACTTTCGGAACCCCTTGCAATGCCGGGTAAGTGTCCGCGCCCGCAGCCAAAGCTTGGTTCAAGAGCGTTTGGGTCATGGTCGGGTCATTCGAGACACCCGACAACGTCTTCAAGTGCATCGTTTGAGTTGTGTTCGAGCCGTTGAAGTTGGTCGAAAGTGCAAGGCCCGCGTAACAACCCATGTAAAGCAAAGCGTTCAGGCCCGCGATGCCGCCGACCGTGGTCGAGTCCCCGAAATAAAGAGCCCGCAAATACGTGTAGCCCGTCGAGCGAATCAAGTCGAGCATGCCCCCCGGCGCGATGTCCGCCGAGTTGTTTGAAACCACGAACCCCAAACAAGCATTGTTGAGCGCCTGAATTGTAGACCCCGCAGCGAGCACGTCGGTCTGGCCCATCGTGTCCGCAAGCTCGTTGACCATGCAGCCGAAGTAAGACACGAGCCCTTGCGTGCGCGTAACCGCTGTTGACCAAGATTCGCCCGGTGCAACGCCCGCTTGCGTGATAGTCGTGGACGGCGACAAAGTGTTTGTTGTCGAGGCCAAGACTTGAGACGAAACGCCGTATTGGCCAAAGAACCAAATTTTAATTGCGCCGCCGCTGACCCACGAACCCGTAACCCGCACTTGACTCAAACCTGTAAGGGCTTGCAAAGCGGTTTGAGCCGCCGCCGCCGTGAAAGTCGTAATGAGCGCGGTTGTGAGCGAATTCCAAGTCAGTGCAACACTTCCGCTTGTGGGAGTCGCATTGAACGACAGCGTTTGCGTGTTGACCGCAAATGGAATGACGATGAGTTGCCCGCTTCCGGCCAAAATGTTTGGCTGTTGCGAGAAAATCGCGTTGGCCATTTGGTAAGTCTTCGAGCCGGTTCCGAAATCGAGGCCGATTTGAGTCGGGGATACATAGAGCGCGTAGCCCGCAGCGCCGCCCGACCAACCCGCGTTGGTGACGGTTGGCGTAACCGTGATCGCGACCGAGCCCGCAGTTTGCAAAGTGTTGGCCGTGACCGTACAAGCCAAAATCGAACCGAGAACACCTGTTTGAGTGATGACAAGACCCGCCGCAATCGAGCCCGTGACCGAAACGGCCCCCATGCCCGTGACTGCAAGAATGTCAGCGGTGATTGTCGCAAGTGTCGCGTTCCACGCAATTACCGATGTGGCGACCCCGTTGAAGTTGAGCGTGAAGTTTCCGCTCGCGGCGGTTCCGCTGAACGAAATAGTCAAGACCGCGTCTTGTGGACAGTCATCGGTAAACAAAGCCAAGTTGCTCGTATTGAACGCATTGACCCCGGCCTGCGCAGCCGCAGCCGAAATGTTGATGACGTTTGATAGTGCTAAATTTGCCATTTCTTTTCTCCCTTTTTAGCTTTGTGCATAGTTGACCGTCGGTGCGGACGACGGCTGCATGTAACCGACCGCCTGCGTTTGTGTGTAAATGTAATGGACCACGACCGGAATCGAAAAACGATAGGGAATCGCGGCCCCATCTTGCTCGGACAAATTCACGAAATTTGCGCCGGGCGGAAGCTTCGCAATCCAAAACCCGTTCGCGTTTTGTTGTTGTTCGGAATAGTCCGAATTGATTGCCAAAAGCACGCCCTCTTTTTGCAAGCGAGCCGCAGGCCCGCGCGAAATGACATCGACTTGAAGTTGCGCGGCCACGTTGACCGATTGATTTGAGTTGCTATTACTTCCCGAAAAGTCGTGACGATTTGTGTTGCCGTAAGGCTTCGCCGACAAAACCGACACGGCCACGTAAAGACCGCTGTCGTTCGGCTGCATGATTTTTTGGTCCCAAAGGTACACGCGGCCATTTGAGAGCCCCATGCCGGTTTGAATGATGTCGCAAAACAAAATGAGTGGGTCCCCCACCAATATTTGTGCGCTCGCGGTGAGCGGTGTGCCGGACGTGGAATCGGTAACGGAAACCGTGTCAAAAGCAAGCGCCGGATTGCTTGGCGCTGCGGCGGGGGCCGTGTAGACAGTGCTCGCGCCCGTTGATGGATTGACCGAGCCGCCCGCGCCGCCGAGCAAAACCGACCAAGTGTAAGGCGCAACGCCGCCCGAAACGCCAAAGGCCGACGTGATTCCAGGGGCGACAGCGGTGAGCGTTTGCGTGACGACTAAACTCACTTGACCGCCTTCGGTGCGGGACAAACAATGACGTGGTCAATTGTTTCGTGACAAAGCTCGGGAAGCGGCTTCGGCTTGCTCACGCAGCACTCACACCCTATGACCACGAAAATGAGAAAGACGAGAAGTGGCTTCATGGTCCCGAACCCGTCCAGTCTTGCACTAGGTGATATTCGATGTAACCGTTGAGGCCCCAATCTTTCAAGGCCATGACCCGAGTTTGAACGCCCTTCCAAAGAACGACATCGTCAACATTGAGTTGCAGCACGGGGTCCGAATAGAGCAAGAACCAAGTCCACGCTCGTTGGCCTTCCGGCTTCAAAAACAATTGCCGGTCTGAAAGAGGCATGATGACGCCGCGAAAATTGACCGGCGTCGTTGTCTCGACAACTTGAAAATCTTTTGTCGTTTTTGTGATTTGATCGAAAGTCATGTTTTGAAAATAGTCTTGCAAAGCGCCGCTCAAGTCCGGCACGGTGCCGGACTTGTCGAACAAAGGTCTGTTTGCGCCGTTTGCAATTGTCGCCACTTACTTGACCTCACTCGTGATAGAGTTGCGAAGTTGTTGCGTGTCCACTAACACTTGCCCCGTGTTGTTCTCGTAACCCGGCGCGTGGTTTTTCCACTTGCCGAAACCTTTTGTTGCGAAGGCATCCGACACGATTTTTTCGGCAACTATTCCAATTTTCTTGAGCCACGGGAGTAAAGACTTGGTTTTTGCGACCTCTTGCAACTCTTCTTTTGTGAAAGCGCCCGCTTTTGTCAAACGTTCTTGCAGGTGTTCGGCAATCGGAACGCGCAAGAAAGATCGCTGCGGCGTCTTGCTCGTCCCATACTCGTGAAACGCACCAATGGTCGCGTTGTTGGGCGTTCCGCCCGTGCGTGCGGCTTTGCCGCCCAAGATGCCAACTCGAACCCGTTTCATATTGTCTTTGAGGGCTTTCAAAAGATTGTCGAGGTTTTTGCCCTCGAATGAGAAAGCGTCGTTGTCTTCGCTCATGGCCAACTCGTCCCGGCGACTGCGAAGACTTGGCCCGAAAGCTGCGGCCAAAGCCAATTCATATATTGTGCGCCGTAATGGGTTTTGTAATAGGCGGCGAAATCGGGGTTGTCTTTGATTCTTTGCGGAATCTCAAAACCTTCGGAAACCGGACCCGCCGCTTTGTTGTTTTGAAGCCAAGTCCATTGGCCGTTGAGACCTTGAGACGAAGCGCGCAAGTTGAGAACTAAATAATGAGCGGCCAAATAAAGATAGGCGAGCGTGTAACTCCCTTGATCGCCCCAAAGGGCTTGATTCATTGCGAGGTTGACTTGTTGAAAAGCCGAAGCGATGTCCGAGTCAAGAACCGCAATGGTCATGTCCGTTCCGTAAGGGAAGTCCCTCACGAATTGGTTCTTGAAGTCAGTGACAGCCGGATTGTTGAAAGCCAAGACCAACCCCCATTAGCAAAACGCCCAAGAGGACAACTCCCCTTGGGCGTTTGTTTCAAACTCCACAAGGGCTGTTTAGTAACCCATGTAGAACAATTCGAGCGGACGGTAAGCGAGCACGCCCGTGAACTGACCGTAACCTGCGTTTTGGAACATGAAATTGTCCAAGCTGTTCGCAAGCGTGTTGGTGTAGTCCAAGGGAATGTCCATGCGAACCGACTCTTCGTCGTAATTCAACAGGACATATTGAGCGGTGTTCGCGCCCGATGCCAAAGAACCCCCGGCATTTGCAACGTCGCAATACGCGAGCGGCAAAATTTTGAAATTCTTGTTGCGCGTGATGGTCTGAAAACCCTCTTCGAGCAACTGCAAAATGGACTTGATCGGATAGGTGCTCGACGCTTGAGCGGCCATGCCGTTGTAGTCCGATTCCGGCACAATCAAATGCGTCGGAAACGCAGTGTAATTGTTGTTGATGCGGTATTTTGCAATGCAACCTTGTTGGAATGTGGACAACTGCGCGGGCGTCAAGCTATTCAACGGCGCCGTGATGAGCGTCGTGTTGAACGTGATTCCGGCTTGGTTCAAGAGGCCAAGGCAAGAGCCCCCGGCACCGTTTTGGCCGCGAGCGCCCAAAAAGGCCACGCGTTGAATACCAAGGTCCCAGTTGCGTTTGCGGGTCTTCTCTTTGGCCGTGACCAAGTCCCAGTTGCCCGAAGCGGCGGCTTGCTGCAAATCAAAAATCGACCAACCGCAGTTTTTCATCCAGTTGTTGATTTTGATGTTCAGCGCATCGACACCGGCATCGCCAACACTCGCGCGAGTGTTATTGCCGCCCGTATTGATGACACCCGACTCGAACACGTCCGCAATGTCGAACGACCGATAGGTCGTCAAATTGGAGTGCCAAGTCCCCTCACCAACTTTGATCGGAATGTAGTCGGCGGGCGCGATTTCATAGAGTTTCATTTGCGAAACTTTTTTGACAATCGCGGTCAAGGTCGTGATCGGGACCTCGTAACCGAGCGCATTTTTAAGATGAACGCCGTAACGCTCGTTCATCAATTTTTGCGTCCAAGCGGCATGGTAACGCTCGGCCTCGTTCAGCTCGATGGGTTTGCCCGCCGAGTTTCGGATGACCGGCTGTTTTACTTTGCGAAGTTGAATCATAAACAGTTTTCCTTTCTCTATTACGCCGTGGCGTATGCGGGGTTAGGGACCAACATGACACGAATCAAAGCCGCAGCCGCAGCCGCACCGTCGAGGGCAATGCCCACAAAAGTCGCCGTGTTGCCGGTCGCTTGAACGCCGCCCGGAGAAGTAGTGTCGAGACACACTTCAGCCATTTGCGTGATCGCGCCCGTCGCATAGAACCACATGACCGTTCCGAACATCGCGACTTCGCAGTTTTGACCCGCGCCGTAACTAATGTCCTTCACGTTGAAGCGAATCGCGCCAAAAACTTGGTCGCTCTTCGCAGCCGCGCCGATGACCTTCGGAAGCCCACCATTGTTGTTTGCCACGATTTTGACAAACTGACCGGGGTAATAGACGTTGGTGCCCGCGCTCGCGTCGATTTGCGCTGCGATCACGTTCGTGGAGCCGACGCTCATGTCAACAACACCAACGAAAGGCGTTTGCGCAAATTGGTTTTGCGAAAGCACCGGGGCCGTCGTCACAATCGCAATTTGCGAAGAGGACGCCGTCGAGGCCGTGGAATCGGTCGCCACAATCTCGTAGTAATATTTCGTGTTTGGAATCAAACCGGAATCGGCGAGTGCAAGTGCTGTCGCACCTGAAACGCTGTTACCGGCGCCGGGTGTGAAACCGGACGTGGTCGAACGATACCATTGATAGGTAACGGGGTTGATGCCCCCCGTTGCCGCCGAAGCCAAAACGTTGATGGTCGTCGCGGCGACTGCAACTTGCGATAGAGAACCTGCGGTTACTGTCATTTTCTATGTCCTTTCCTTTTTAGTTTGAGCCGTAACGGGACTTGCCGCGTGCGACTTGGTCTTCACTCAAATCAATCCGCGCCTCTTCCATGTTGTCGCGACTGTTCAGGTGCGCGTTTTTCAACCGTGCGGCCCGAGCTTTTGCGTCGGCGATTTTCTTGGCCGCAGCTTTGTCGGCTGCGTTCTTGGTCGCGCTTTTCTTTTCAAAAGCGTCTTTACCGGGGCGGTCTTTCTTGCCTTCGCCGCCGTCTTCGTCTTCGACGTTGTCGAGCGACTTGTCGCCGTTGTCGTCACGGTCGCCCTCGCCGTCGCCTTCGGCATTGTCGAGTGACGGGTCGCCGTCCTCTTCGTGCTCGCCCATGTCGTCTTCGGACTGCACTTCATTTTCTTTCACGTCGCCGGGGTTGAGGTCGTCTTCGCCCTTACCGGGCTCGCCGCCGTCTTCGCCTTTGGCGTTGAGTTTTTCGTTCTCAGCGCATTTCGAGTGATAGGCTTTCAACAGGTCGTTGACTGACATTTCGTCTTTGTCATTGACCTTGACCATGTGATCGCCGTTCGCGTACCCCTGCATGTTCAAGAACGTGTCGTGGTCGTTCACAAGTTGAGCAATCGAAATTTCTTTTTTCGATTTTGGAAGCTCAACAATGGTGTTCTCGATGTCCACGGCGTTCTCAACCGGCTTGCGGTTGAAAAACTTGAGTTTCATCGTGCTTTCTCCCTTGTTATTTGGTGTTTTTGAATTCGCGAGCCGGTAAAGCTCTGCTTTCAATTTCGTGTTGTAGGCCTTGAATTGGTCGGGCGTCATGATGACGCTTTCCTCGTAACGGGGGTTTTGAACCAAGGCCAAATGCTCAAACTCGCCGCCCGTCACTTCTTTTTGATAGTCCACACCATTCCAAGTCGCTTTCTTGTCCACAAGATCGGGCAAGTAAGCGTTTGAAAGTTTGTAGCCCTTTTGTATGGCCTTGAAACCTTCGTCGCTGACAATGATAAACTTGACCCAAGTTTTGCCGTCGGCTTCGTTGAAAAAAGATTCAACGACCCAACCGTCGGCATCATTGCGAAGTTGAGTCAAATCTTGCTCAACTTCCATTACGTGTTGCACGAAGACGGGACGAGCTTCAAAACTTGGGTTCATTTTCCGAATTGTTTGCTCGTTGATAAAGACGCGGAACGAGCCCTCATCGGTGTCGTATTGGGCCACGCCCGGATAGAAGTGCATGCCATAGAAAACTTTGCCTTGCGAATTTTTCAAGGCCTCGGCGAGTCGTCTACTCATGGAATGAGACTCACTGAAATGTAACCCGTTGAAGCCGTTCCGCTTACCGCTTCAACGACAAGTCTTGTCCCCATTGGAAAATGCTTTTCGAGTGGAATCACTTCCATCCACGAAGGGGCCACGCTCACAAAATCAGTTTCGGAACCCGCAAGACCGTAAGCGAGTTTGATGACTGAGGACGTGTTGTTGACAATAACGAGCTTCGCGGGACTGACCACGATGCTTGAAGACAAGACCACGTAAGCGCCGGTTGTGACGTTTGTCGTTGCCGTGTTTAGTGAAAGAACGTTGTTCGTGTTGACGGCTGCCCCTGCGGGCGGGCAACAGGTGAGACAAAAAAGGCAAAGTGTCGCGAGTAAAGATGTCAGTGCGTCCATGTTAGTTACCCCCAAATTCGACAATCGGAACCGCCGTGCATCGACAATTGTAGTCTTCGCCGGGGTTTTTATTTTCGCCGGGCTTGTGAACCCCGCTCGGTTTGACAAGACCCTGTTTGTCCAGTTCTCTTGGATTGTCCCAAGAAAAGATTTTGCCGTCACATATTTTGTGCGTGCTGCGAACCGGATGAGCTGCGGTCCCGGTAACTGTTCGCCACATGTACTTTTTGACGCCTGCGTCTTTATATCGAACCTCTTTGAATTTCGCCATGAGCAAACCAGTCTCTTGTCGCGCCAAAAACTTCGCTTTGGACGCCGAAACCCCGTAAGACTTTTGTATGGTCTTTACCGCTGTCTCGTAACGATTGCCTGCGAAAACAGACTGTTGCATGTCCTTTCGGAGTTGGACAATCTCTTTCTTGAGCCAATCTTTGATAAAAAGTTTCATGTTGTTTTGCCACTCGCGCGCGATCACGGCACGTTGCGCTTTCGTGAGTGTTGGCGGAAGGGTTAGGCCTTTGAGCGTTGCGGCAAAATCACGCTCAACCTTCCAAAGAGTGCGGTCAAAGAACCTGCCAATTTTAAGGCTGTCGGCAATTTCTTCCGGCAAAATTTGCGTGAGTTTCCGATCAATGGCATCAAGCTTCCGTTGAAAGAAAGCTTCGCTCGCGTGAATCGCGTTCACGACTTCGGCATCAAGTGAAGACTGAGACAGCTTCCACGTCCGTGTGCCCCTGTCCCATCGCGCGCCCAGCGCTTTCAACTCTTTCGAGGTTTGAGCGTTGAACCTTCCACTAAATGTTCCACGAGAAAACGAGATTCGTCCAGTTTTGATTGCATTGAGCAAATCGCTCTTTGAATTCACGAGCTTACCCGATTCGCCAAGCTCTTTCATCAAAGGTAAATAGATTTGCTTGCGAAATAGCCGCTTGATCGCAACTTCAATCGCGTCGTAGTCCTCAGTCGTCTCTTTGATCGGCTTGAGCTTTCGCACCATTAGTTTTTTGTTTCGTCGGCTTCACGTTTTTGTTTGTCGGCCTCTTGAAAATAATCTCGCATGTCGGCTGCGACTCGAAGCATTTGCTCGTTCTCAGCCGTCACAAACACAAGCTTGTCGCCCATCAATTCAATTTGCTTCCGGTACATGTCAGCGGTTTCGGCCTTTACTGCCTGCGGAAGCGTGCTTAGGCAACACGCTTTGAATTTCTTGCCGCTGCGGCAAGGGCACTGCATGTTGCGCGGAAGCTTCAACAGAGGGTTCCACTCGAACCCCGGAATCGGGCCGATGTAACACCCGGTCCCCTGTTTGCTCGATTGTTTGCCCGACGATGCCACGGGCACGTCTAAGTTGAGCGTCTCGTTGTTCGGCTTCACGTTGTTCGGCGATTCGTTGCCCTTCTCCGTCTTGCTCATATTTCTCCAACTTGTTTTCGAGTGTGCGAATCGCGATGCCTAGTGCGATTGCGCATTGAGTTTTGTTGCCGCGAAAATAGCGGAACGCTTTCAAGATCACTTGTTTTTCCATGGACTCCAAGGTCATGCCCGGCGACCAAATAATTGCGTCTGTCATTTCTCCCCCTTCAATTGCAAATGTGGACTTGCCAAAACAAGTGACCACAAAGAAAGCCCGCCAAAAAGACGAGCGGTTTGAGTCGCCTTGACCAAAGGTCAATCATTACACTTTCAGTCGCGACGTTGCCCCACTTCCAGTATGCGAAAATGTCCCACGCAATCCAAATCACTGCGGTTGAAACGATGACCCACCAAGTAGTCGTCATGTGAATTTGCCCCCTTGTTTCTTGTAATACCAAGTCACAAACTTCCAATTGTCTTTACCAAAGGCCGCTTGACTCGCTTGTTTGGCCTTGGCCCAAAGTCCCTCGTCCACGCCGCCCGGATTTTCAAAGATCGCCTCGCGACCGTCGGCAATCCAAGAGTCGCCGCCGTCGGCCTCGTAAGAGGCTTTGTCGAATTCAGGGGAGTTGCGCAAGCGACTGACAATGCTGTACCGACGAATACCCCGCGTGAGCTGTTGACGCATATTCGCGACTTTGAGTTTTGGTTGAGACTTGGCCGTGTCGGGGGCGTCCGCGCCGGGCGCGTCTTGATCTTTACCGCCGTCGTCCTCTTCGGCGGAATCGTCATCGTCGCCGACTGCGTCCACGCCTGCGCCGGTTCCAACCGTGCCGTCGTGAATGTCTTGCAACTCGGGGTCGTTCGGATTGAGGCCGTCTTCAATGGTGTCGAGCTTTATATCAAACAGCTCGCCCTTGTTGCATGCGTCTCGAAACTCAAGCGTCGAAACTTCGCCCGCTGTCTTCGCCTGCAAGAGCCGGTTGAATTTTTTCTCTTTCACGTTCTCGTGTTGTTCAGCGGTCAGCTCGCGCAGCGGTTTGAAATCACATTCGAGGTCGTCGGGAATCATGCCGAAAAGCTCGCGGCACCGAATCTCGCCCATTTTCAAAATATGCCATTTCAATTTGTTGCGGACTTCCGACTCGACCATTGAGTTGTAGTTTTCCATTTCTTCAATGGAACTCGTCGAAAGACTTCCGCCCGAGCTTGATTGACCGAAGAGCTTCAAGACTGGAAAGCGCATGTCGGCTGCGACTTGTTGACGAATCTCGCCCATGACATCGGCGAGGCCCGCAAACGAAAGTTGTTTGTGGTCCCAATCGTCCTCGGCGTCCATGACCACGGCGTTTTGGTAATTCTTTTGCCAATTCGCGAGTTGCACGCGCTGTTGCACAGTGTTCGTGCCGTTCGGACTCAAGAGCGTGTTCACAAGATTTTTGATTTTGTACACGTCAATTTTAAATTCGTCGAGGACCTCAAACGACAGGTCTGTTGCTTTCAAATATTGGTTCATGGACCGAATGAGTGTTTCGACAACACTCAAGCCCCAACCGCGAAGACGTGGGC